TTCCTACGCCTGGAACGTGTTGGGGCAGACTCTGACGTTCAACACCGTTGGCGGCACCTATATCTACTCGATGACTGGTGCTGGTCAAAAGTTCCAAGTGATGGACGCACTCAATGTAACGTCCAATGTTGGCTTGCGAAACATCAGTTTTGTGGAGATGAACCGTCTGCAAAACTTCTCAACTCCGCTCTCTGGGATTCCAGAGGCCTATTCGTTTGATGGTGTTGATGGCAATGGCGACACTAAAGTAGTGCTGTTTGGTCGGCCAGATGGTGTCTACACAATGAACTTCAGCCTGACTGTGCCGCAGGCTACGCTGTCGTCGGACAGTACATCTGTACTGGTTCCAGACGTTCTGGTGGTACAGAATGCCTATGCTCGTGCCCTGGTGGAGCGCGGGGAAGATGGTGGGTTAGCTTCATCTGAGGCTTACCAGCTTTATAGAGCCATGCTAGCAGATTACATTGCTCTTGAAAGCACTCGGTATCCTGAGAACCAAGAATTTGTTGCGATATGAGTGAGCAACTTCAGATTGCCAGCATCTCAGCCCCAGGCTTCTTTGGGCTGAAAAGTGTTGCTGCGTCTATGCTTGTGTGCTCTCATTGCAAAAAACAAAAATTATCCAACGAATTCCCCAGAGCAACTAACAAGCCAAGGGGATTTGCTTGGATTTGCAAGCAATGTAAAAAAACAAAACTGCTACAAAAGAAAGCATCCATGTCAAAAGACGATTGGATGCTCTTGAATCGAAAATATTGGCTTAAATCACAATACAATTTGTCACTAGAAGAGTACAACGAAAAGCTAAAAAATCAAGAACATAAGTGCGCTATATGCAGATGTGATGAAACTGAAGCGTTCAAAGGTTTGTTATTTGTAGATCATTGTCACAAGACTAATAAGGTTAGAGGTTTGTTGTGTCATCATTGCAACACGGCTCTTGGCAAATTTCGTGAGTCAAAACAAATTTTGCAAAAAGCCATGATGTATTTGGATCAGAACGATGGCTGAAGCTCTTCAAATCACTAGTATTTCAGCCCCAGGCTTTACAGGGCTGAACACGCAAGACTCGCCTCTTGATCTGGCGGCTGGCTTTGCTCTTGTTGCGACGAACTGCATCATCGACCAGTATGGCCGTATCGGCTCTCGCAAGGGCTGGTCTAAGGTCAACAGTTCCTCTGGCGATCTTGGTGCTAATCCTGTTGGCGTGATCCATGAGCTTGTGCAGTCTGACGGCACACTGACTGTCTTGTTCGCAGGCAACAACAAACTGTTCAAGCTCGATGGCTCTAACGCTGTCGTGGAATTGACCTACGGGGGGGGTGGGACGGCTCCTACGATCACTGCTAGCAATTGGTCTTGCTCCTCTCTCAATGGGATCACCTATTTCTTCCAAACGGGACACGATCCGCTGATCTATGATCCTGCTGTTAGCACTACCACCTATCGCCGCGTGAGTGAAAAGAGTGGATATGTAGCTACAGTGCCTAGCGCAAACATCGCTCTGTCGGCTTTTGGCCGTATGTGGGTAGCCAATACGTCAACCGTCAAGAACACGGTCTATTTCTCTGATCTGTTGGCGGGTCATGTGTGGTCTACTGGCACTGCTGGCTCTCTCAATGTTGACAGGATCTGGCCTAATGGCCCTGATGAGATCCAAGGCCTTGCTGCTCACAACGGCTTCCTGATCATCTTTGGCAAGCGGCAGATTCTGGTCTATCAAGATGCCACTACGCCATCAACGATGCAGCTTAGTGACACAGTTGGCGGTATCGGCTGTATCGCACGGGATACGATTCAGACCACTGGCAAAGACGTGCTGTTCTTGTCCAACTCTGGTGTCAGGTCGTTCGCTAGGACTATCATTGAGAAGTCTGCACCGCTTGGCGACTTATCTAAGAATGTCAGGAACGACCTCATAACGATCATCAATGGCGAAACACTTGCGAACATCAAGTCTGTCTATTCTGAGAAAGAGGCCTTTTACTTGGTCACGTTGCCTTCTGTCAAAGAGGTCTACTGCTTTGACACAAGAGGCCAGCTACAGGACGGATCGTTCAGGGTGACTGTTTGGGACTCGATAGAGCCAACTGCTCTGTTGTCGCGCAGGAATGGTGATGTCCTGATCGGCAAAACTGGATATGTTGGTAAGTATGGCATGTTCCAAGATGATGGTGTGGCGTACAGGATGTTGTACTACACCAACCATGCTGATCTTGGGAATCAGAACGTCACATCGATTCTGAAGAGGCTCAAAGCTACTGTCATTGGTGGCACGAATCAAAACGTCACGATGAAGTGGGGATTTGACTTGTTGACCAACTATCAATCGGCCAACTCTACAATCCCAACTCAAGGCATTTCTGAGTATGGCATTGCTGAGTACGGTGCTAACGGTGTGCCTGTTGCCTACTACTCCGAGGGCGTATTGATGCAGATCTTGTCTGTGCCTGCAACTGGCAGCGGGAAGATCGTGCAAACTGGTTACGAGTCAGATATCAACGGATCGTCGCTGTCGATTCAGCGCATTGAAATCCAATACAAGGATGGGAAACTGTCCTAATAAACGGAAACGGAGATTGCTGTGTCAAATTACACCAAGAGTACCAACTTTGCTACTAAAGATGCGCTGGCATCTGGCAATCCTCTGAAGATTGTCAAGGGCACTGAGATTGACACTGAGTTCAACAACATTGCCACTGCTATCTCTACGAAGGCTGATCTTACGTCTCCCACATTGGTTACGCCTGCGCTTGGCACACCCTCGTCTGGTGTGTTGACTAACTGTACTGGATTGCCAATGACATCTGGTGTCACAGGCACTTTACCAATTGCAAACGGTGGTACAAATGCCACTACTGCTGCCAATGCTCGTACCAGTCTAGGACTTGTTATTGGCACAGATGTGCAAGCATTTAACTCAAACTTGACCGCGTTTGCAGCCAAGACCGCTCCTACTGGAACCGTTGTTGGTACGAGCGACACACAGACGCTAACTAATAAGACACTCGGTACTGGTTTGGTGATGGCTGCAAGTGCCACTGTCTCTGGTACTGCACAGGCATCGACCAGCGGAACATCAATTGACTTCACCGGCCTTCCGTCATGGGTGCGCCGCATTACGGTGATGTTTAACGGCATGAGTACGAGTGGAACGTCAAATTTACAAGTTCAACTTGGCACTGGAAGCACGCCAACTTTTACCACTAGTGGGTACTCTGGCGTTGTTTCTATTACCACCTCTACAACACTAAACGCTGCGTCATCTTCTGTTGGTTTTGGGCTTACACAACAAACAGCGACTTCGTATGTGTACTCTGGTGCAATGTTTATCTCCTCGTTTGGTTCAAACACATGGGTAGCAAACTCGCAAATTGCTAGTGCAGCAGGCATTGTTCATACACAACAAGGCAGTAGTTCCGTAACTCTAGGTGACACGTTAACCGCTGTCCGCATCACAACAGTCAACGGCACTGACACCTTCGACGCCGGATCAATCAACATTTTGTACGAGTAATCTAATAGCTGGGAATCATCAATGAAAAGCGAAGAGTGGCTCAGAGAGAACTTTAACAATGTCTTTGGTCTACCTAATGCCGCAACTGAATGGCTGTTGATGCTTTGGGATGCGATTCAGGTATTTGATGATGTGGCTGATGGAGATGAAGTAATCCGAGATGATCTGGATGTTGTGATTTGGAACACATTGGTTGGGATGAGCCAGAATCCGTTTTGGCAGGCCAATGCAAATAGTTTGATGCCTGTTGTTGCAACGATGGTGTTGAAGTGGCAGGCTTCAGATGAAGCTGAGCGAAATGGTGAAGCAGATGCCAGATCTTACATGTGGAGAGCCGGTTATTACGATGTTGTTTTGATGGTTGTGACGCTTTGTCACCCAGCAAAACGTGCGAAGGAACTTTCTCGCTATGTCATGGAGTTGTACGGCGAGAAATTTGAGGACTATATGAAGGAGTTTGATCATGCCTGATCCGGTAACTGGTATAACCGCTGGTGCCAGCCTTCTTGGTGGTGCACTGCAAGGCCGTTCTGCTGAACGAGCCGCACGAACTTCTGCTGCCGCTCAGGAACGTACCGCTCAACTTGCTGCTGAAGAGGCGCGTTTTCGGCCCGTAGGCATCACGACTCGATTTGGCCGGTCTATGTTTGACACGGATGCTGAAGGCCGTGTAACGGGTGCTGGCTATGAGCTATCTCCTGAACTTCGTGCTTACCAAGACCGACTGATGGGCTTGACAGGCATGGGTTTGACGCAGGCAGAGGCTGCGCCAGGGATGTACCAGCCGCTGATGGCTGCTGCTCCTGGCCTGTTTGGGCTGGCTCAAGGATATCTTGCAGAGACTCCACAGCAGGCTGCTCAACAGTACATGGCTCGTCAACAAGAACTGCTGGCTCCTGGCCGTGAGAGGCAGTTTTCACAACTTCAAAACCGACTGTTCCAAACTGGCCGTGAGGGTCTGGCTATTGGCGCTACTGGTGCCCGTCCTAGTGGCGCTGCTGGCCTTGGTGCTGCATCTCCAGAGATGGAGGCTTACTACAACGCTCTGGCTCAACAAGATGCTGAATTGGCTACTAGGGCACAGCAGGCTGGCATGGAGCAGACTCGGTTTGGTGCTGGCTTGTTTGGCACTGGTGCTGATTTGCTGCGAGGCGCTTACCAGGGCCAGATCGGTGCTTTGGCTCCGTTTGAGGCTTATCTTGGTCAGGCAAGAACCATTGAAGGTCTTGGTCAACAACCTCTCTCGCTTGGCATTGATATTGGCGCAAGGGGTCAGAGTACTGGTGCTGCAAGTGCATTGTTGCAAGGCGGCATGAGTGCCGCTAGGACACTTGAGGCGGCTAATGCCTACAACCCGTTTGCTGATTTGCTTACTGGCTTCAGCCGAAATCCAGCATTGGGACAGGGTATTTCTAGTGCATTCCAACCGTACATTGCCGGTAGAGAGGCTGTTTCCCAATACGGTGCTGGAAATGTTTATGGATATGGTGGTAGCGGCGCAACTCCGACTGATTGGAGCTTTTAATCATGGCAACTGATATCGTAGGTTCCTTGTTTGGTGTAACGCCAGAGGTATTGCAGCAGCGTCAGATGGAGATGGCTGACAGGCAGGCAATGGAGTACGCGCAACTGAGTCCTCTGCAAAGGGCTAGTTACGGTCTTGCTCGTGGCGGCTATCAACTGGCTGGCGCATTGGGTGGCCAAGACCCGCAACTGCGTATGATCAGCAATCGCAATGCTATTGCGCGTCAGATTGATCCTACAAA